TTGCGTTTCTTTTTTCGTAGCCATTTTTTTGGTATAGAGCCTTCTGCCCATAAAAATTCGTGCTTGTCGCACCAACTTCCGTAAGTTGTCTTAGACTTCTTGCTAAGTCTGTTGTTAGCATTTTGAAAAACAAATCTAATATCTATTGATGGATGTTGTTTCTTTATCAATAGATGTTTGCCTCTATCTGCTGGTTTAAAATAACCTTTGTACTCTATAAAAAAACCATAGTCAGGAAGATAAAAATCAGGGTAGTAATGCTTAGTAATAACATAAGGTAGCTGAAAGTTTTCAAATTCATAGCTAACTCTTTTATCTTCTTGACTATGGTTT